CAGGTCTGCTAGAACCGTCGTGATTACTAAGAGCAAGGATGACTACGGGATTCATGTTGGTGAAGAACCCGGTCCCCAGCAAACATCATTGACCCGAAGGTCAGCAAGAAGCGTGGACAAGGTCATCTATGATCAGTACCGCGAGAAGAGGGGACTGCTACCCGCTTGCTATTCAATCACTTTTGAGGACGAAGACGACGTTCAATTTAACGACGGGGTTAGAGTGGCTGTCAAGCAACTACTAGTAAGCCTAGGTTTCAATGCGGCCTTCAATATCCAGCCCGAACGTGTCGGGGGGTACAAAACCGCACACACCTACCATGGATCTTACCACTTTACTGAAAGTAAAATTGAGACCATACCATTTAAGGCTGTACCAGTCAAGACAAAAAAAGATGAGTTTGTCCTAAGCTCGGAGGTCATCTACCGGCCCGTCGAGAAATTTCAAGTGACTAAGGTCACCGACGTTACGGAGGACGGTAACCGTTATAAAGTGACCATCGGTATGGATGAGAACGTTGACGCTGTCAGGAAGGCTTTCGGGCTCCCTGACTATGACGCCACTATAGAACCTGATTATGTTAGTGAATCACTCTTTGAGCACGGGCCACATGAGATGCCTATAGCGCATGCTGAAGAAACTGACGCCATCCGTGTTGAGGAAATAATGAACAGAGTCGCTCCCAGCAACTACCCAGAGGATAATATCTACTGGGGGGTTCATAACCATGGCCTACCGGCTCTGGTCAATAAAGTCTGCCTGAAGGAGGACATAGACCGCAGGAATTTTGCATGCAGCATTGTCGAAACACCCGTTAGGAAGTTGCCAGGGAAGCTAAGAGGTCGGCCCTGCATCACAGGTGACACCAACGTTGAGTTGCAAACCTTCATACAAAGAAATGCAACACCCGGCGCTGAGTTCACCCGTGAGGAGGAGGACTACTTAGCAAAATCCTGCATAGCAACGTTTGAGAGAATCTTTAAAAACGTGCACCAGGTTGATCTTGATGACATTGTAATGTCAACAGCAGAGCAGTGTGACAAGATCCACGATAAAGGCGATGGTGTGCAAGCCAAGGTCTTTGACCCCGACGTGTACGCCGATTCAGACTGTATTAGGTGCTTCATGAAGGCCCAGACCAAGCAAGATCTGAACGAAAACAGCTACTTGCGTTGGTCTGAAGCCAAAGGCGAGTTCAAAGCGGGACAAGGAATCAGTGCACAAGACAAGAGTGTCAATCTCCTCTTCGGACCTTTGGTAAGAGCCGTTGAAGCGAAGTTCATCGCATCACTCCCGGCAGCCTACCAGAACTGCTTCGGTATTTCAAATGAAGATCTGAAGGTCATTGTCTCCAAAGCATTGGGTGGCAAGGTTGAATTGCCTGAATTTCTAC